ACCGATACCTTCTGCAAGTGAAACTACTGAACTTCTTAATTGTGCAGTACTAAGATAAGATTCATTTAAAGCAAAGTTAGCTAGCAAAGAATTAAAATGAGTATTATAAGCTAAAACATCAAGAATATTTGAAAGACCAGATGCTTCAAAATTATAGTCACTAAACTCTTCCTGTGCAGCTAAATATGTCTTTAGATTATTTTTTATATTATTAAAATCTAAAGCGGTTGAATTAATAGTTGTTGCCATATTATCTTAACCTTGATATAACTGTCGTGAGTACTACGACTTCTTTTGTGTTTACAACTTGAAATTCTAAAGTAACATCTAGACTATTTAGTTCAGGTCTAGTATTAACACCTATTTTTAGAATTTTTGCTCTGGGTTCATAAGTTTGTATTGCTCTAATGATATTATTTTTTATATCACCTTTAATGTCATCATATGCAAGCTCAAATAAAAAGTCTCTGATGTTGCCACCAAACTTTGGTAAAAATGGTTTTTCATAATGATTAGTTTGTATCAAATTTTTTACTGATTGTTTTACAGCAGCTGCATCTTTTTTCTTATAGATTTCGCCATTAGGCTTAGCAGTAAAGGACAAATCAATATCAGAATATAATTTTGATCTACTAGTAATAATACTACTAGTATTTAAATTTCCATCTTCTTTTGATAAAACTCTAGTTGTCGCCATTTTAAAATCTTTTCTTTTTATTTATATAAGAACTATGCGAATTCAATATAACTATTCCAGTAGTTATCAAACGATCTACCTGCAAAATTAGTATTTGAATAGTTCCAAGCGTCTCTTTTATTGCCGGTTTTTGTTTGAGGCCTTAAATCCAAATGAAGTATATTATTACCTAAACCAAAACCAGTAAATCCTGCTTCTATTGCTGCATCTACTAATCTAATTCTATCATTATTACCAAATCCTGAAATGTCTATATCAATCGCTCTACCATAAAAATGCTGCGAACCAAATGGCGGAGAGAAATTAGTATTTCTACTCGTAGAAGATTTAGCAATAGCGTCATTAATCGTAAGTGGTGCTTTAAATTTCTTTTGCAACGTTTGATACTCATTTTGTAATAAGCTTTTCATATTAGCCAATGCGCCTGGCTGAACTGCTGAACTTGCACCATTTAACGTGTATAGTAATGGTTTAAGCGTAGATGAAACATTTATTCCATAAGTATCAAAGTTAGTGGGTAATGGCGTTGTTTCGTTTTCAGTTGGTATAGTTGGAGTAAGTGTACACTCTACTAGTTCACCGGCTGACATAACTTTACCGTTAAATTGAGTTTCAACTGTTCGATTAAATACACCTTGCCAGTTGTCATCAATTTGTGGCATAATAACTATAAGCTGCGCGTCCATTTCCTTTTGCGTGTCATAGGTATCATAAGAAAGAATAAGTTTATCGAAGTAAAGTGTATCTTTCCAATATTCAGCTAAATCAAAGAGTGTCGAAGGATCTGACACGCCGTTTTCATCAACTAAATCATACACAACCGCTAGACCATATAACTTAAGTAAATTTAATCCTTTTGGTGTTTCATTAGGTCCTGGTCTATAAACACCTTCTTCTACAATCAATCTGTAATCAGCAAAGGCTGCTTTATTATTGGCTATAGATCTAATTACCTCAGCATGTAGATATAGTTGTCGAGCGAGGTTTCTTTTCTGTTGTTCATCTTTTATAAAATTAAGATTTGTTGGATCACCGTTAGCTCCTAAAAATTTAGAAATAGAGACACCTGGGGCCAACTTAGTAGATGAGGTTATTAAACCTGCTAAATCAGGATTATAATAAGGATCAGGCACTAGGTTAGCAGCTAACCGTCTTGCTAAAAATGGATCACCAGCTGATGTAACTTTTACGTTCCCAAATTTAATTTGTCCAAACTTAGGTGTACTGTTTTCACTTGCGACTCTACCAATTCCAGGAGGTGCAATTTTTGTATAATCTGAAGATAAAATTCCTTCAGCTAACGCTTGTGTAATAAACTCTTGGTTTTGTAGGTTAGTATCATCTCTTAATTTAGATCTAATCTTACCGATTGTTAAATCTAAATTTGACAAGCCACCATATACGTCAGTTTTATCAATATTCTTTTTAATAAAGTTGCCATCATCAATAGAAACTGTTCTAATACCATTTTGTGATTTTGTTAGATAAGTTTCTAGCAATTGAGCTGACGGCATAGCAGTCACCTTAGGATCAACTGCTGCTGGATCTGCAAATGTTTTTGTAATAGATCCAGCTGAACCTACACCACCACCAGTTGATGGGTCTGCATAAAGCTGAGATTGTGATTTAGTTGCTGTAACTGCAACTCCATTTAGGTCTCCATGGAAAGTATCAGCATACATGGCTGTAGCTGTCACATTTTCCTCTGCCCACAATGATGTAGTTTCTAATGTAAGAGTTCTAATATTCTTTTGAGTGTACATATTGTAATTGTACATAATAACATTTTCACCGCCTATTGTACCTTGATCACCAAACACCGAAAGATTAGTAGCAGCCGCGTTTAAATCAGGCGTTGAGATATTAATTTTGCTTTCAGATGTAAATGTTGTCAAACCACTAGCTACATAATTAGCTGCTCCATCCACATTATTACTATAAATTCCTTTAACGTTATTTGATAGACCAGAAAGTGATGTATTCGTAACTTGACCTACTGATGTTCTAGAAGATCCACCTTGAACTGTTTCACCCAAATTCCCACCAACTTTTGTTCTATGTGAACTAGCAACATCCATATTATAAGCCCCGTTTGTTTTAACATTGAAATTAGTACACTCAATATTAAAATCTCCTGTAACCTTTAAATTTAGATTACCTTTATAAACTAAATTGCCTTCACCTTCTACAATTACGGTATGATCATCAGCTGTTACTTCAACTTTATTTTTCGTAGATGCTAGCAAAATACTACCATCAGTTCTAATTTCTATACCAGCTCCGGTCCTGTGTTTTACTAAAATTCTTTCACCACCAGGAGTATCATCTATTTCAATTACATGACCAGATGGTGTTTCTGATACTTGGTTGTGTGGATACTCTGAAGCTTTTTGTGGTGGAAGTCCCAAAGGAATACCTTTATCTCCACCACCAACATATAAATTATTTCTAACAGCACCAACAGCCGCATGATTGATGTTTGAACTGAAAAAATATTCAGATTTTGGAAATTCACCAGTTCCATCTTGGCTATTATTACCATTTACGCCTTGTGATATCGTAGTACCTTCAGATACGTTAAGGCTCTCATCCAAATTTTGATTATTTGTAGTCATTATATCACTCTTTTCGTAATCAGTTCTTTTCTAGTAAATGGACCTTGATTTAGTGTCTCTTCATAAACAATTCTTTTATTAAACAACGATTCCATTTCCTGTGGTACATCAAATCCCGGATCTCTTTGAGATAGATCAATATCATTGTGCCCTAGTATTTGAACACCTGGCCATGCTGAATAAGCCGCAGCACAGAATTGTTGGAATGAAATCATTTGTTTACTTGTAAGTGAATTAGAAGACAAAAATACTTTGGGATTTGCTGTACCTGCAGGTGCATTTATACCACCAACAAAAGCCACCTGAACCGAATATTTTTCATGACCATTAGCTAAAGCTCCACCTAATAATTGGTTAGGTCTACCTCTTTGTAATGACCCGTCACGACGTATTAAATAATGATAAGGCAGTGAATCACCCACTTTACTTAATGTATCTTGTAATTCTTCGGATCCAATATTTTGGTTGTTAAATGTTTCAGTCCAGTGAACAATAACCTCTGTAACTTCACGTTGCATACTTTTTAAATCAACTTCTAACTCTTCTACTGTTGCTACGTAATTGAAGTTATGACTTTTAGGCGTATTAGCATAGTCCCATGTTGTAAGCCCAGTTGTTATTTCTCTAGCTAATACTGGCAAATTACCAGTTTGATCTATAAAAATATTACTTCCTAATCTATTGTCAATAGTACCTAAACTGTCTCTTATTTGGGCTTCTGAATATGAAGAATATTGTTGTAAAAACTTAACAGCATCATCAAACTTTTTTTGATCTTTAGAACCCAATAAACTTAAAACAAATGTCATATCAGATTCAGGTAAACTTATTTTAATTCCTTCTTGTAAAGTAAGTGATCCTACTATACTTCTAGCATTTCCAGTAATAGCCTCTGAAATATTTTCTACTATTGAACCAAAGCCTTTATTCAATTCTTTGTTTATATTATCTACAACTCCTAAAACTGAACTAAACAAACTGGCTCTAAATTTATTAAAGCTAGCAACAACATTTGCTACTGCCCCAACAATCGGTGTTATTAATTCATTGAATGAAGCTTCAAAGCTTTCAAAAACTTTATCTTCTAAATTAATTAATCCACCTATAACGTTTTTCAATTGACCCTGGGATGCATTGGTTGTTTTTTTGACATGATAAGCTATAGCTTCAGGTTCAGATGATGTCACTTGAACTTGTAAAAACCCATCATCAACACTTGATCCTGCTATAGCTGCTAAATCTGTACTATCAGATCCTACTTTCAATACAAGTCTATCCTTTAAAGCAGGCACATTTTTTGTTAATTGCGCTACAGCAAAACCACCTATAAGTTGTTCAGGCCTAGAATTTTTTATGACGCCAATTACATCATCTGCTTCTTGCGTCAAAGATTCAAATCCACTAATGATTTGATTTAAATTAGTTCCCAACTTACTTGTTTTTGAAACTAAATGTTGTTCAAAGGCTTTGCTTACTAAATTTTTTGCACCTCCAGGATCTGAAAGTTGTTCAAGATTATACAGAGTTTTTTCTAATTTTCTTAGACTAAAAGCCATTACCCCGCTCCCGCGCTTACATTATAATTATAAGAATCATAAGCCTTTTTAGCTAGCGCCTCTCTTATACTTATTTCTTCTTTCTGATTAGCTGGTCTTAAATACCATCTCATGAATATGTAGGTTGAATTTTTATCATCAAAACCACCTGTAAACTTAGTACATTTAATTAGTTTATCCTTTTTAAAATACGAATAGTTATCTAACTCATGTAAAATAAATTGTAGCTGTACACTGAAATTTCTCCAGTTATAGCCATTAGCTAAAGCAAATTCTTTTAATATTTGCAGTCTACCTGAATCCGGGTTCCATTGAGCTATACCTTGTGAATTTTCACCACTTACTCCTGAAACAACAGTTGAATCAAATTTACTTTCTCTTTCTAAATTTCCTACTATACCAGCAGATTGAGCAACTGTATAACCATTATCAATAAAAAACAACATAGCAGCTAATCTTAAATCTGCAACAGAACCAGTTGTATCGCCTCTGGGATCAAAAAGATCTGAATAGCTGTCAGGATTATTTACATCTAAATTTTTTACTGTATTATTAATAACATAACCATCAGGGCCAGCATTAGCTCCCTTAGATAAATTTGGTGCTAATGCGTTTAGAGCAGCTGTTCTTTGTTGTTGAATACTTGGACTTTCTTCTTGAATTAAATGTCCTATTACTAATGGCAATTGAGATGTTTTTCCATCCATAAAAAACCCAAATACTAATGCGTTTGGTAATAATTTAGGTATCTTACCAATACCAGATGTACCGCCTTCTGTGGTAGGCAACAAGGTTGATGCCCAGGGTAAATGCGATTGGGGTATATCAGATTCATTTGTAGAATGTATACCTCTAATTTGTATTTGTACTCTTCCTAGTTTATCTGGATCATTATTGTTTACAACCTTTGCAACAAACCATCTTATGTTGTCCCCATAAAAGTTATTTTCTAATAGATTCATTATACAGTAACCTCTCTATTAGATATTCTAGAACAAGATAGAGATACGACGTGTTTCTGATCAGTAATATTAAATATGTGTCTTTTAGTATTAATAATAAATGAACCAGACTTTTTATAGTCTGATCGATCAGTTACAGTATCAACCATTTCATTTTTAAATACAATCATTTCTAATTGATTGCCCACTGATGTAGTCATATCGCCTGTTAAAAATTTTAATCCAGGCAATAACAATTCAATATTATTTTTAAGTAATAATTGTTCTATAGCATGTTTAAAAATTTTAAGTTTATAAGCTGATGGGTCAGATTCAAAAGTCCAATTATTTACATTACTAGAATATGGAAATGTTCTACCTCCAGCAACTTGTGAAAATGTGACCGAATTATAATCGCCTAGTTTAGCAGTGTTTGTTCCGCTAGGATCAGCTATAAATGAATTATCTACTAATACATTATTATAATTAGATTTTATAACTGAAGCATTTAATAACTGATTATAAACACTATTTACATTATGTTCATAAGTAATTTCATTACCAGTTGTCATGTCAGTTGTTGTAAATAAAGATCCTGTAGCACCTAATTCAGAAAGCATTAATGTATCTTCTTGATTCGGTTCATTTATATTATAAATTGACCTAGCCTGTAATAATACAGAACCTGAAGTCATTGGTGTATTATCTACGTTACCTGATCCATTTGCTAGACTCTGATCGTATTGAAAAGGTTCTAGCAAGTTAAATGGCTGTCGATTCATTATTGTATCTAAATCAGCTAATACTAATTGATCAGAATTAAGGGTTGAATATAAAAAATATGGACTACCATTTTCAGTAGTTATTTTATCTAGTACCATTTTTATTGCTTGAAATGGTGTTTTAAAAGGAACTAATAATCTAAAAGTATTTTGGTAAGAATTTGTAAATGTTTTAAAATTATTATAGAGTGTTTTGCCTAGCTTATCTGATAAAATTTTAGAAATTATTTCTTCACCTTTACCACTATAAGATTTGCTAAAACTTTGTATATTGTTAAAAAAGCCAACGTCTTCTATTAAATTAAATAGTAACATTGAGGTGTTATCATTTGATTTCTGAACCTTTTCAACTCTATTCATTATAAAGGTTTTACTAATAGTATAAGCTCCATTCATTGGTAATGAAAACTCGAGTAGTAATTTTTCAGTTCCTTGAAAGTCAGCAGCTGTAAACAAACCATTGTCATCTAAAATCATAATAGAGCCTGTTAAATAAGGCATTCTAATATTTTCATAGATATTAATTTCTATCGTTACCTTTTTAACATCGATTACTTGAAGAAACCGATTAGATGTTATATAGGCTTTATTTAAAGTAAAGTCCTCAGCTGACTGTATCTCTTTAGGCATTCTAAGCTCTCAGTAGTTTTTGGAATTCGTCAAATACCTGGGCAGCTACACCTGGTTTTAAAACTTTTATAGACTTTAAGGCATCATTTTGTTCTACCAATCTATCATAATAGCTAATAGCTGATAAACCACCAACTGATAAGTTAAACGGATCAACATCGGCCCACTCACCATCTGAATTTTCATAATGATGAACTGACACATCTTGATTTGCAACCGTATCAACTGTTAAATATTTAATATCAGCAGGATCAAACTTTCTCCAATTACTTACATTTGGAACTGAAGCTAATTGGCCAGTAGAAAATGTAGAACTTGAGAGTACTGCTGTCGCTTTAGCTTGTGTATTTTCTATACCATTTGGAACCCAATCAGGATACGTTGTATAATCTTCTAAAATAGGTTGACGTATTGCAGTTCTAATTCTTTGTCTAGTATTAACTTCAACATCGTTTGGGTCACCGCTAAATGCTCTAATTAGTTGAACATCTTTTACATCTATTGATCCTTGTTGATTTATATCACCGCGTTTATAGCTATTAAATGTTTGATTTAAAAAATCATAATAAACACCGCTAGTCAAAGAACCATCGATGATTGCTTCTAATTTTACGGCTATTTGTTCATAATCTACAACACTTGGCTTACTAATTTCTACAATTGGGACATGCTCAAAACCTGATCCCCCACTAATAATGTTTATTGCACTAATAGTACCTAAATCAACTGTAGCAGACGCAGTAGCTTCAATAATTCTTTCAGCATGCACGTCTCCATGCTCGTCAAATATTCTGACAGTAGGAGCTTGTGTATAACCAGCGCCTGCCTCGGTTACAGTAACTGATCTAACTTCAATAATAGGTTTTATAATTATTTGGCCTAAATCTAATTTTCTTTCTAACACAGTACCTATAGATGATGGATTATCTAACGACCCTTGAATTACTAAATCACCTTTATACATTCTATCATGCATTGCATCTGATGTAGTTAATACTTTATTAGGATAATATTCTTTAGATTTAGATAATAGTTCTTGGCTAGATATTGGCCAACCTTGTACTCTTATTTTTTCATTTAGTAAATAAAACATCCAATAGTAGTCAGTCGTACCATAGAGCCTATAAGATAAAACATCTGGGCGTTCGCCGTCTTTTATTTCGTATAATTCATAATAATTAGCTTCATCTGCAACTTGATCAATTAGATCGATATATGAACTAATATTTTGAAACTGCGCAGGACTTACTTCGTTTCCAAAAAAATATGGTATAATAGGAAAATTTCTAAAATAAGACATTAGTAACCTTTCGTAATATCTTGTCTTCTCAATGCTCTTTCCTCAATAAACGTTAAAGAAATGTCTATTTCAGGAAATTCACCATCTTTATGGAATGACATACTATTAGGATTGTAATTAGTATCAAATCCTTCTAAAAAACAAGGTAAAATTTTAGAAGCTACTGGATCGCCATCATAAGCTAATTCTATAAGAAATTTATTTGGATATCTATAACCAACTGAAAATGTTGTGGTCTCATCAAGCAAATCTTCAGGATACATATTTTCTCTGAAAAATTTAATAATATTTTTTATTTCATTTGCTTCTTGTGTATTATTTGGAATTAGCTTAAAAGTAAAACCAAAAGTACGTGTTGCTACACCACGTAAAAGTGATCTTCTATTAGGATTTAACGTAATGCCTTGTGTTACTTCTAAAGCCCCACCAATTGGCTCAGAAAATTTACTAATCGCTCTTTGTGCATATAATCCTGCTGTTTCGGATTCTATTGTTCCTCTGAATGCGTCGATTACGGATTCTATAGAA